GTACGCCCTTCTTTGATTACCAATTCAACACATTGTTTTTTAAACATTTCATCATACTGTTTTTTCATCTGAAACACCTCTTATATAGAATAA